CATTATCTACAACAATAGATGTAATTGCGCCATTGCTAACACGAGCAGATAATTGTGCGGTTGTTGTAATAGTATCTCCTGATGCTGGAAATACTTGTACTGTTGGTGCTGCGTTATAACCAGAACCACCATTATCTACTGCAACGCTTGTAATTGCTCCTCCACTTACTGTTGCTGTAAATGTAGCACCAGCACCTGGACCATATACATTTTCTTCTGCGTCATCAAAAGATAATATAAGCTCGTATCTTTGTAGTGTTAGACCATTTGTTTGATATGTATTCTTTTCTACTCTTCTTACACTAGCATTGGTAGTTTTTGTAACTGTAACAGTACCTACAGTTTCTTTATATCTTAAATCTATTTTCTTACCTTCTAAATCTAAAGGTTCGAGACTGCCTCCGCCATGTATTGCTTCTTGTATTTTAATTGCTTTTTCTACATTGTAGATACCATCAGAAGGTTTTAAAACATATTGATATGGATAAGAAATATCTACATTTTCATTAAATAGTATTCTAAACCATGCCTCAATAGATCTTCTACTACCTTTAGATTCGTAAAAGTCTTTTGCTCTTCTATAAAAGAAAGTTTTATCTAATTGTATACTCTTAGGAAAGTCTGATACTAATGCTCCTCTCCATTTATCTAAGAATGTTGAGTTAGCAAAGTCTATATCAGAAGTATAATTGTTAGGTTCTTTATATTGTTCGTCTAAGAACTTGTAATACTTTTCTAAGAAAGTTACGAATACAGGATACTCTGCTTTAATATATTCAGGTACTTGTTCTTTAATTAAGTAATTTGTATTGTTTACTTCTAATTCAGAAGCGCCTGACGATGTGTCTAAAACGGCTGTTGCTGCTGCTCCTGTTGCCGTTGTATCTAATGCGTTGGGTGTAATTGTAACTGTAGGAGAAGATGTATAACCTGTTCCTTTGTTTGTAATTGTAATGGCTGTAATTATGCCATTAAAAACAGTAGCAGTTGCTGTTGCCCCTGAGCCTCCACCACCAGATAGAGTTATTGTAGGTACATTATTGTAACCTGTACCTGCGTTGTCTATCGTTATAGATGATACATATCTATAAAATGATGGAATATAATCTGTCATTAGACTTCTTCTACTTCTTTACTAGCCGTTATCCTAACTCCTGATTGTGTATTTATAGTAGAATTCAAAATACTATCGTCTTTAGACAATACTGTATTTCTAGAAGGCTTGGCAATAACTGCATATGTCTGCGTGTCCGAGGTTCTAACCAATGCCTGTGTTGTAATATCTTTTACACTTTCATGAGGTTTAACATTTATTCTTAAATTTGCTTCTGTTCCATATAAACTTGTAACTTTCATAACAGGAATTTCCACTGAACCTGAATCATAGTCAATGGTTCCTACTGCTCCGATAACTGTGCCTTCAGGGTCTACAGCATTTATAACTCCTTTACCACTATACAGAGGTGCAACCACATCACTATTTGGTACATCTCTGAGTTGAGCTTTTTGTGTAGACCCTGAAATTGTTACATTGAAAAATGAACTTGTCAATTCTCTTGGTTGTAACTTTTGATTAAATTTGGTTGTATAGTTAAAATCTTTATTTAATTCTGGTTTGACTCTTTTTTGTAAACCTAATCTGATATTAGTAGAAATAATAGCAGGAACATTTGTATTGATTCTGTCATGTAATCTACTGTAATAAAAACTTTTATTAAGTTTGTTTAAACTTTGATTAAAATAATTATCTATTTGTTCTAATACTGCTGCTTCTACTTCTCCTTTTGTAAGAGTTGTTTCTTTAGGATTGTATACAGAATTTACTTGTAGAGAAATAAATGTATATTCTGGGTCTACAAATTCTGGTTGTATAGCAACAGGAGTTTTAGGATCAATAATACTATTCTTAATATTGTCCTTATCTTGTTCTGTAATAATTTGTCCTGATACAGGATTTAGAGATATGAATACTTTACCGTATATAGGAGGATCATTCTTTTCTCCTCCCCAGACAGAAACAGATTGTATGTTAGGATTACTTTGTAATATTAATGTTTTGTAATCTGACTCTGTTACTGCTCTATCTCTTGTAGCGTTGTAACGAGGTGCGTTGAATCTAATCTCATCTACTGTTTCTTGTATAGAACCACCTGATGCAGGACTTGAAGTTGTAACTGTAACTGTTTCTCCTGATGAAGAAATTACATCTTGACAGTTGAATGTTTTAGCTCCGTTAGGTGTCGCTCCGCTACTTGCTATGTAGTCAATGATAATAATATTGTCTACTGTTAGTGCTTGTCCTATTACTCCATCTCCAAATCTTAATTGGGATAGTCCGTCTATTCCTTCTTCACACCAATATACTCTTGAATCTTTCTTAACATCTAATAATGAACTTGATTTAGTCCAAGTTGTAAGAGATGTATCTGTTAAAGACTCTTGAATCCTTACTCTCATTGTAGATATATCAACATTCTCATTAGGTACCACATAAGGTCCTTGAGGTGATGCTGGTGTTACTTGGAATTGGTTTACTACTCTTGTTCCCTCTTTTACTTTTAAATCTGTAAAAACAAATTTTGTTACTCCATCTATAACTTGAGCTGATACAGTAACATCTTCTTCTGGTTGAAACTTGTAAGAGGAACCATTAATAGAACTTGTAAAAATTGTGTCCCTTGGTAATGTAAGATTTGTAGCTGTAAAAGATGAAGGTGGTTGAACTGTGACTGTAACTGTAGCACTGGCTCCTAAATAAGATCTAGGTGTATAACCTAATGCTTTTGCTATAGAAACTACAGACTCTCTTTTAACTGCTGTGTCAATAAAATTTTCGTTAGCCAATAGGTGCGCCAACATACCATTGTAATGTGTATTATATGCTAGTAAGTCTACTAAGACTGCCAAGCCTGAACCTTCAAAATTGTAATCTGAAAATTCAGTTTGGGACTTTAAGAATGTTTGTAAGTTTGCTTTTATTTCTTTAAAGTCTAGTTCTGATAAATTTAATTGTGCCATTATCGTAATCTCTCTAATCTAACTGTTAATTCTTCTGGCTGGTTTATACCTATTACTCTAAACAAAACTGTGACATCGTATGTATTTAAATCTGGTTGAGCATCACAAGATATATCTTCTATTTTAGCTCTCGGTTCAAAGTTTTTAAATAAAAACTCTAAATTTGTTTTTATTCTATTTGCTGTTGTAATTTCTACATTCTCAAATAACAATGCCCTCAGTTCTGAGGATAGATCGGGATTAAACGGCCTTTCATATGTATTAGTCATAATTAAATTTTTCATAGACTGTTTTACAGCAGCAACATCTAATTTTTTATTAATGTCGCCTGTTATACTATTTGCTCCAAAGGATAGATCAAAGTCCTTATATATCCTAGCTTGTTTTCTTTTTAGTATAGCCATAATAGTATTTATAACTAAAGACTGAACTTAGGCAGTTCTAAGTTTAAAAAATCCTCTGCCTGTTCTTTAGATACAACATTAGTATCCAAGAATACTTTACCTACATCTGGTAATGGAGGTAATTCTCCTTTTCTTATCATTGCTACAGGATCTACATCAGGAAAAGATGTAGGTATTCCTTTTACAACAATATTGACACCTTGTGTTTCTACATTAGGCAATAATTTACATAAATCATCTATATCTGCTGCACCACTTCTTAATAAATCTGCTACATTATCAATATCTACACCATCTAGATTTCCATATTTTCTTTTCATTATTTCTAGTTTAGCTTCTACAACATCTTTCTGTAAATAACCTAGAGCAAGTAAACCTGCTACTTCTTTCATTTGATCTCCCAAAGGTAACTCATCAAATACTTTATCTGCTAAGTCAAATGCTGTAGCTGGTATAGCAGCCTCGAGTTTACTCATAAGGCCATTTAATTCTGCTACTGCCTCTTCTTTGATTGATTGTAATTTACCTAAAGGAGATGCCTCAATGGCAGCGTCAAATTCTGCATTCAACTGATCTATTTGTGCTGCTACATCTCTTAGTGCTTGACTTGGTCCGCAACTCATTTTATCCTCCTATTTAACTTGGTGCATTAGGTGCATCGGAATCGTTCTTAGCACCTGAGTTAGCACCAGTACCAGTATCCATTGACGTCGTTGGGTGTGTATGTGTATGTAATGTCACATCATTAGATGTAATATTTCCTGCAGGTCCATCTATAGACATTGTAGGTGCATCTATAGTCATTGTACCTGCTGCATCTACATCCATATCTGATTTTGTTTCCATTATCATATTGCCTTGGGAACCTACTTCGTAAATACCACCAACACCTGTTCTAAAGTTTTCACCTACCAATATTTGATAGGACTCTGCAACCTTAACACCTCTCGTCAATCCTACTTTTGTGTTATGTTGTTTTGTAAAGTCTTCTGTGACTCTACCTGTTACTGTTTCTGTTTTATCTTTTACAACCTTCTGAGTTTGATTACCTATAATCTCAGAAGCGTCATCTAATGATACACGAACACTTCTATTACCTGCAATAGAATAATTTTGATCTGTAATAACAGACTTCATATCGTTACCATTAATTTTTGTAATTCTATCTCCAAATATTGTAAGGAAGTAATCTCCTTCGACTTCTTCGTATTTGTCTCCTTGGACTAACATTTTACAATCGCCCATGACTGTTACATTACAAGAGCCTCTTATAAGAACATTTTTATCTTTTACAACAATCTCGTAATCATCACCTTTTATTTTTTCAACCTTTGTTCCGTCTGTTTGGTGTTCTACAAAATTGCCAGAAGGATGATACATGGCATATCTTTCTGCTTTACCTGTGTTATCAAATTCTTCTGTAAAACCTGCTTCTGTTTCTTTAACATTATTAAAAGGATATAATGATGTATATGTGCCAGGCTCTTTAGGAGAACCATCTCCTCCCCCTTGTAAGTCTGCTAATGCGTCCCAATACTTAGGTTCAAATTCTTTCTTTTCAAATGTTTTGTATGGACCCTGTGCTCTTGCATGAGGTTCTTCCCACTCTTGTCCTTCGTAATCCTTGCCTTCTTTGTCATCAAATATTTTATCGTCTTGTAGTGAAGGTGCGGATGCTGTTCTAACACCTACTTCTCTTTCTGCTCTCTTTGTAATAAGACTATAATGTCCTTCTGCATCTTCATCTCTTGCTAGTTTAGATATATCGGGTTCGTCTACACCTGCGTATCCTTCAGGTTTTTCTTTCCACATACCTCTAGGGTATTTTTTATTAGGGTCGTTAAATGCGTCTTCTTGTCCAGGACCTCCTCCTGCTGCAGGTTTACCTGCAATTGAACCCATAATAATAGGCATTTGTCCTTCTTTACCATCTGCAAAGAAACCTACTACTGTTGAACCAGGCAACAAGTTAGGTGTTTCCATTATACCTGAGGTACTTGCACTTGTAACAGGTTGTATACAAGTGGCATAAGGCAAATCTTTTGTAGGTAGTATTTCTACATCATCAGTATGATAACCAAATATTCTAACTTGATATCTTCCAGACTGAGAAACATCTCCTCTAGCTTCAATAATGCCTACCCACCAAACCCAATCTGCTTGTTTTAAATTAAAATAATTTTGTTTTGCCATCTCTAAACCGCCGGTACTGGTATACTATTTTTAACAATTTCCATTTTCATTACATGCCCTGCTGTATCTATTTTATGTCTAATTGCTGTAATTAAGTATTTACCTGTTAATTTTTTATCAAAAATATCATCAAAAGTTGCACCCTCTCCTTTAGACATTGTAGAAGGATACATTACTTGTATTAAATCTCCTGCTTGTATATCTGTTCTGCCTGGAACATCTATTTCAAAAGCATAGTCTTTAAATGAATTAAAATAATTATCTCTATATAACATATTAGCAGGTACATTATCTAAATCATTATTACCTACTGCACTTCCTGGAATATTATATGCTTGAGACATATTATTCATACTATTCAATGCTCTAAAAGTTTGAACAGCTAATGGATTTCTAAGTATTTGTTCTGGTATAGGAGCATTATCTTCTGAATGTTTGAATTTATCAAAATCTTTGTTTACATCTAATTCGTTTTTTACTCTTTCTTTACTGTATAAATCGTATGCTCTACCTTGTTGTGCGTAATACCCTGTATCCTGTCCATCAAAGCTATCAAAGGACCTCGGTATAACGAATCTATCTATTGTACAATACTTTTTAGGCAGTGATATACCTCTGTAAGTACCGCTTGCTCTGTGTTCTATTTCTGCACCTGACATTTCATATATGTATTCTTCAAATGGTTGATCTTTTTGTGATTCCATTAGTTCTTGTATTGAAGTGTAATAAAAAGATTTATGGGATTCAAAGAAAATAAAATCTGAACCTATGTTTTTAGAACCCTGTGTATATCTTGTCAACCAATCTAAACATTGAAAAGGTGTCCATTGATTAGAAACAAAGTTTACAGAAGAAGCATGAGGTGTATCATATATAAAAAGTCCAGGAGATATTTGTCCTTGTAGTCCTGGTCTACCTACATTTATATAATCATCATAAATCTTTTTTACTATTGCGTCTGTTTTACCTTGATATCTAGCACCTGTAATTTGTGCTTGATTATTGTATGCCTCCATAGAACAAAATTTTAAAATATAAAGTTGTTCCCTATCGTTGTTTAATGTTCTATTGTATACACCAAATACAATAAAAGATCTATCAATAGTAGATTGCATGTCTCCAGGAAATGTGTTTGTTCTCCATTTCATTGTAAGCGTCTCTCCTCCTACAATAGGTCCGTCTGTCATCATGTTAGCAGCGTCCCTTAAAACAATTTCTCCTGTTACAAATTTGTTCCAAATATCTTCATATATGTTTACCTCAGCAAAAAATCCTTCATGCCCTGCTAGAGCATCTGCTTTTAGTTCGATTGTTTCGCCTTTGTGAGTTGTTATAGAAAGTGCATCACATTGGATATCACCAGGTTTGACTAGAGTTTCTTCCATATTATTTAACCAATTGTTTGAACTGCTGTATTATATCTCTTACATACCTTTTGTTTAATAAAAATATTTGTTTCTTTTTGTCATTGAGTCCATCCTCATAAACATAATTTGTAATCTCTAAATACTCTCCGGAAGCTACTTTTCCTGCGTCCCAATCTACAACAAGTCCTGTTTCTTTGTCTTCGTAATGATGTACAGCATGAGTATTGCCTGTGCCATATTTGTCTTCAACATATTTACCTAAATCTGTGTAACTCCTAGGCCATTCTTTTCTAGGGTTTGTAATATTATTAGACAACAATACTATCCAATGATACTCTGCATTACCATAGTATTTGTGTGCTACGATTTCAGGAGAATCTGAATCTTCTACAACATAGTCTTCTAAAACTAATCTGTTATTAAAAAATTTATCTAATTGTATTCTTCTGAATATATCAGGTATGATAACAGAATGCTGTTTGCCGTCCTTGTCTTTCCAAGGATATTTCATTTTTGGGAACGATTCAAAATACATTAGAAGCCATCCTCCACTTTTTCTCTTGTAAGAGTTTCTAGTTCTACAAATTGTAATTCCATTGTAATCTCTGATGCTTGTCCGTCTGTTCCTTGGAATGTGTTAAACATACCATCAGGACCATATGCTAATTTTACATTTTTTAAAGCACAGTTAGATATTTTAGGTAAGGTTGTATTAGTTGCACCTTTATATTTAAATGAAATTCTAAATTCTGAAGGATATATTAAGAACATACCATCAGGAGATACATCGGGGTGCATGTTTGCTTTGAATGTTTGTATAATTTCATTTACTGCATTTGTTTCTGTTGAGTTTCTCGGAGAGAATGTATATGAAAATGAAAACTGCCTAAAGCCCATTGATTTAAATAATTGTTCTTTGTATGGGTTGCCTACTTTTTTACTTGTGGCTTCAAATACATCTCCCAAATTTACATCTCCAACACCTACTGCTGCAGGTATATTTGCCGCTGCTGCTGCCGCTCCTCTTCCTAATAGTTCTGCTGTCTCAGCTCCTGATTTCAATACATCTGCTACAGAGCCTCCTCCTGTTGCTACTTTACCTGCTATAGGTCCTAAGTCTACTTCGTCCCAATTGGCGCTGTATGCTGTAACAATAGATTGAGGAACGAAAAGATCTATAGCTCCAGATAGTTTTACAATTTCCTGATTACCGCCTGTGAGTTTGGCTGCTCCGTAACCTAATCCACCACCTACTACTGCAGAAGTAAGTTTTGCAAAACCTGATTGGTTGTCTCCTCCTACAATTTTATTTAATCCATAACCACCTGCTGCACCACCTGCTGTGAATGCTTGTGTTTTTATACTTTCATAATTATCCGAATTAGCTCTGTTTTGATTATTAAGATCATTTCTTTCTGCTGATGTAAGTTCTGAAAAACCTTTGTTGAACTTCTTAGCAGTTGATTTCTTAGCTAGTATTTCAAAACTTACACCGTTCGGAAATGTGTCGTTGTATAAATTTTGTGGATATTGCATCTGTTCCTCGAATATAAATAAATACTTTAATATTCTTATTTATATGGTTTATGCCAAAGAAATATACAAAGGAAAGTTTATTCCTAAGAATCCAACGAAGTATCTTGGCGACTTCACTGCTATAACCTATCGATCTAGTTACGAATTAAAGTTTATGAACTGGTGTGATCTAAGCAGTTCTATTAAAGGTTGGGTCTCAGAAGAGATTGCAATACCCTATCGTAGTCCCTTAGATAATAAAGTACACAGATATATGGTAGACTTTTATATAGAAGTACAGGAAAAAGACAAGATTAAGAAGTATTTAATAGAAGTAAAACCAGAAAGATTTACAAAACCTCCCTCACCTCAGAAGCGTAAAACTAGAAAACACTTACAAGAGATAGCTCAATACGGAGTAAACGAGGCCAAATGGAAGTCTGCACAGGATTTTTGTAAAGCTCAAGGCATGGAATTTAAAATAGTTACCGAAAAAGAACTAGGTATCTAGTATAAATACTTACATGGCTACACCATTTGCAGATATACGCACAGCAGCTGGAAATAACATGGACCGTTCGGTTCAATGGTATGTTCGTGCAGTGCGTGAATATGCAAGAGGCGTTAATACATTTCAAGAAGCACAGGGTACAGACTTAGGTAAAGAAGCAAGAAATATAGATGTAGGTAAAATGTATTTGTTTACATACGATCCTAAACATAAAGCGACATTACCTTATTATGATACTGTTCCTTTGGTTATAATAGTAGATACATTACCAGGAGGATTCAGTGGTATAAACTTACATTACTTAGCTCCTACACTAAGAGCTAATTTATTAGATAAGTTATTACCTACTATGGAAATAGATGATAAGAGTTTACTTAAATCTGTTTGGACATTTGTAAACAATTTTTCTAGATTTCCAGAAGTAAGAGGTTCTGTTAAAAAATATTTAGGTGTAAATGTTACAGGCAGAATGATAGAAGTTAATCCTAAGAATTGGCAGTCTGCTATATTTTTACCAGTACAAAAATTTGTTGGTGCTTCAGATAGATATGTATACCGAGAAACAATGGAAAAACCAGAAAGAACAAGAAGACAATCAATGAACATACAGGTAAAGTAACATGGCAATGAAAGGTATCAAAGATTATATTGCAACACTAGGCAATGAAGGCCCAGCGTATGCTAATAGATTTGAAGTCATAATTAATCCTAGCCAGTCAGGCAGAATGGGAAATGGTTTGACAGAGAAGTGTGCATTGTTCTGTGAAGAAGTACAAATACCTGGTGCCATTTTAAGTAATAAAGAACTAAACATAGGACCTTGGACATTCTTTAGAAATACTAAATTAGGATTCCTAGGTAATGAAATTAACTTTACATTTATGACAACAAATAACTGGCAGCTTCGAGGAGAGTTCGAAGGCTGGATATCTGATTGTGTAAATGCCAACAGTCAAGAAGTTGCATACTTAGATGATATATCTTGTACTGTAGATATATTTTGTTTAAATACAAAAGATGAAGTTACAAAGAAATGGACACTATATGAGGCAATGCCTAAAGTATTGAACTTAATACCTCTTTCACATGGCACCGTTGCTCCTATAAGAAACACGCTGATTATGTCAGCTGCTTATTGGGAGTCTACAGATGCTGGAGGTATTAAAGGATTGAAGTCAATTGCTTCTGGTGGTGGAAGTTATAATAATTAGGAGATAAATTATGTTACCAAAAGTTGAGACACCATTATTTCATGGTACTCTACCTTCAACAGGAGAGGAGTTTAAGTTTAGACCTTTCCTTGTAAAAGAAGAAAAAATATTAATGTTGGCAAGTCAGAGTGATGAGTTCAAAGACTTGGTCAACGCTTGTACTCAAGTTGTAGAAAACTGTACATTTGGAAAAATAGATATTAATAAACTTCCAATGTATGATTTACAAGACTTGTTTTTACAAATTCGCAGAAACTCTATTGGTTCAGAACAAGATTTTGTTCTTACTTGTGGAGAATGTGAAAAGACAACACCTTATACTATAGACTTAAATGAATTGAAAGTAGAAGGTTTAGATGATATGCCAGACGGCAAAATCAATGTCAATGATGAGTTCGTTATAAAGATGAGATATCCTACTGCGATATCTTTTGTAAATGATTTTGACACAGATGATGATATATCTGTTATTAGCTCTTGTATTGAAAGCATAGAAACTGAAGAAGATTCTACTGCTATAGAAGATGTTGAAAGAGAAGAATTGGTAGAGTTTTTAGAAAGTTTACCAATAGATGTAATGAATGAAATGAGAACATTTATTAGGGCAATGCCAACACTTGTACATATTATAGATTACACTTGTCCGCATTGTAATTCGGAACAAAAAGTTAGTATCAACGGGTACGAACATTTTTTCGCCTAAGCCTTTCTCAGGAAAGTCTTGAAAATTATTACAAGACTAATTTTTTGCTAATGCAAGAACATCATTACAGTTTAACAGAACTTGAAAATATGATGCCCTGGGAAAGGGAAGTATATGTAAATATGTTAATAAATCATTTGAAAAAGAAAGCAGAGGAAGCTAAGAAAAGAAATAATCAACAAATGTTTTAAGGGCTAAGTAAATGG